CGCCAGGTGTCTGGCTGGCCTGAGCTGCCGCCTGCATTGCATATGCTGAAAGCATAAAGGTGGAAACAAGAATCAATTTTTTCATAATGGTCTCCAATGCTCCAGATAGAACGGCTTAATGATGATCAGGAAGCGCTTCGCGTTGCGCTGGACGGACATCAGGCACAGGTCTGGACGGCGCTGCCCGCGATTATAGATAGTTTCAACCCGGTTGCAGTTACCTGCGTCGCGCAACCATCCATCAAGGCCCAGGTAAGGGCTCCAGACGGATCGATGCAATGGGTAGCGCTTCCGCTGCTGCTCGACTGTCCTGTCGTCTTCCCGCGCGGCGGCGGGTGCACCCTGACATTTCCTGTCTCGAAGGGTGATGAATGCCTGATCGTGTTCGCCTCGCGCTGTATCGACGCGTGGTGGTCATCGGGCGGCATTCAAGTGCAGTCCGAGTTCCGGATGCACGACCTGTCGGACGGATTCGCCCTTCCCGGCCCGTTCTCGCAGGCAACGAAGATCAGCAACATCAGCACGACTGCCGCTCAGTTGCGCAGCAACGATGGCGAAGCGTATCTCCAACTAAACCCGACGTCGCACGAAATCGACATCGTGACGCCGGCCAACTGGACGGCGACCATCGGCGGCAACACAAATATCAACGTGACGGGAAGCGCAAACATCACGGCTTCCGTATCAGCATCGGTAACAGCCCCTTCGATCAGCCTTGGGGCGGCTTCACAGACGTTGCTATCTCTGGTGACATCAGCATTCATGTCGCTATTCAACGGGCATACACATCCCGATCCGCAAGGCGGAAATTCGTCACCTCCCACGCAGCAGATGACGAGCGCCCACCTGACGACGACCATCAAAGGCGGCTGATATGCGCTATCGAGTTTTGGACGCTAACGGCGACTACACGTGGGGACAAAATGGCGCGAATTTCCTGGTCAACTCTGCTGCTGCGGTAGCCCAGGCCATTCTTACACGCCTCAGGCTGATACAGGGCGAGTGGTTTTTAGACCAGACCGCGGGCACGCCATACGACACGGACATCCTCGGCGCTGGCACCGAATCAACGCGTGACCTCGCCGTGCAAACCGTGATCCTGGACACGCAAGGCGTGACGGGTATTGCTGATTACGCGAGCTATCTCGACCCTAAGACGCGCGCCTTCACGGTAGCTGCGACGGTCAACACGCAGTACGGCCAGACAACCATTACACAGAGCTTCTGATGGCCACGACTTTTCCTCTCGCGACGCTTGCATGCACGATTGATTCGACCGGGATTTCTGCGCCGACTTACTCAGACATACTTTCCAGTTTGACCGCGAGTTTCTTGAGCATCTATGGGAGTGACTCCTACGTCGACCCCGACTCGCAGGACGGCCAGATGCTCGCCCTGTGGGCTCAGACCATCAACGACGGGAACCAGGCCGACATCACGACGTACAACGGCTACTCGCCCGCCTACGCCCAAGGTGCCGCACTCTCGAGTCAGGTCAAGATCAACGGCTTGCGCCGCGATGTGTCGAGCAATAGCACGGCCGTCGTCAACATCGGCGGCCAGGCCGGTACGCCAATCAATAATGGTGTGGTCGCAGACACGAACAGCAATCTATGGACGTTGCCAGCCAGTGTGACGATCCCACCATCGGGAACGATTGCCGTTACCGCGACTGCAATGGTGTCTGGGGCGATCACCGCTATTGCTGGCGCAATCAACCAGATCAACACGCCGACCCGTGGCTGGCAAACGGTCTCCAATCCGTCCGCTGCAGCACCGGGTGAGCCGGTTGAGGATGACGCAGCGCTACGCCAACGTCAGGCCATCTCAACGTCGCTGCCGGCGCAGACGCCTTTGCAGGCGATCATTTCGAACGTTGCCAATACGCCCGGGATCGGTCGCAACGCGATCTACCAGAACGACACAGGCACGACGGACGCCAACGGCATTCCAGGCCATTCGATCGCTGTTGTTGTCGAAGGAGGAGATGTCGTTACCATCGCCCAGACCATCGCGGCTAAGAAATCACCCGGCACGGGCACGTACGGCACGACAGACGAAACCGTGCTGGATCCTTCTGGGGTGCCGATCACGATTGCTCTCTTCGAGCTATCCGAAATTGGCATCCTGACGCAGATCACGATTGTTCCACTGACTGGATATGTGTCGACTACCGGCACATTGATCGTCAATGCAGTAGTGGCTTATCTGTCGGGATTCGCCATCGGACAAGACTCTTTGCTCGGCAAGCTGTTCGGACCGGCGAATCTCTCGGGTGACGCGGCAACATCAAGTTCTGGCCTCACGCAGTCCCAGCTCGACGTGCTGAGCAATACGTACAACCTGCCGGTCACGAACCTGTATCAAGGGCGTTCTGACATGCTGGTGACGGGTGGCCCGTACACCACGGGTGCGACCGTCATCGATATTGCCAACGTCGCGAGTCTCGCCAATGGGAAATCGATCATCGTCAACCAGACGGATGGATCGCAACTGACAGCAGTTATCACGGGCATCACTGGAAACGCGGTGACGTTCACGCCTGCCATTGCTGCCGGCAAGACGATCGATGCCGGCGCCCAGGTGCTGGTGAACGGCGACCTGACCTTGGCATTCAACGAGGGCGCCCAATGCGTGGCGACTGACGTAAATCTGGTGACGTGATGACGGTTCAGCTATCGCAATACACATCGCTCATCACGTCAGAGCATCAGTCGGCTCCGAATTTCATGGCCATGGTGTCGCTGCTCGCGCAGTGGGCCGTTGACCGGCAGAACATGCTGGCGTCGATTCCTGGACTGTATGACATTGACGACGCAGTTGGATCGCAACTAGATGCGGTCGGACTCTGGGTGGGTGCCTCGCGCAACCTGTCGGTGCCGCTGACCAACGTCTATTTCAGCTTGGACATCGCTGGATTGGGACTTGACCAGGGTGTGATTCAGGGTCCATTCGATCCGACTACCGGCCTTGTTTCGCTGCCCGATGCCCAATACCGGATCCTGCTTTACGCCACGATCGCGGCAAATAACTGGGACGGCACGATTCCAGGTGCCTATACCGCGTGGAACACGATCTTTGAGCCGCTCGGGTATTCGATCCTGATTCAGGACTACCAGAACATGACGATGGGCATCGCGCTCATCGGACCAACGCCGGATGCGGTGACGCTTGCCCTGTTCAAGGGCGGATATCTCAATCTCATTCCCGCTGGCGTCGGCGTCGCCTTCTATTTCCAGCAGTCAGTTCCTGGCGTACCGGTCTTTGGCCTCGACGCTGAAAACTCCTCGGTAGCAGGCCTGGATGTCGGAGCACTAGCGCTCATCGTCGGACCGTAGCAAACACACCACTCAACAAGAGGCCCTTCTGGGCCTTTTTTATTGCCCTAATGGATCGTACATGACCATTGAACAAGACTTCCTGCCCTATGCGGTAGGCGGTAGCGCCAACGTTTTGAGCCAAGCCGCATACGCAGCGCTCACGACGCTTCTGCAGAACGGCCTGACGTCCGGCATCGTTCCGTCGAATGAACTGAACAAGATCATGCGACAGCCGAGCATCATCGCATCGGTGATTGGACAGTTTATCGTCGCGAACTCGGGACAGCCGGCGATCGATGACGGCACGACTGCAACGCTGCTGGCGAACTTCACGAATGCGGTCAACGCAGCATCCAAGACCAAGGTGGTCCTGACCGATACCGGCACGGCCAACGCCTACACCGCGGCTAACCCTGTTCCTCTGACCGTTCTGCCGACGGCTACCGGCTTCACGCAGACGGTAAAGATCGCGCATCTGAATACCGGAACCTCAACGTATGCGCCCGACGGACTGGCGACGGCTCCGATTTACAGCCTGGCTGGCGCGCTCCTGCAGGGTAATGAACTGCCCGTCAACGGCGTTGCAACGCTCGTCTCGTTCGTCGATCCGCTTCTGAACTCGGGCAATCTCTGCTGGGTGCTCTACGAATGCGTCGGCGGTGCTCAGCCTGTCGCCCCCGCCAGCGCATCCGAGCATGCCGTCCAGTGGTCCCAGGTTGTTGGCGTCGTTGGCACGTCGCGCAATGCCGTAATGAGCATCGCAGCAGCGGGCACAAGTGCTACGTGGTCGGCTTCAGAGCTGATTCTCGAAACGTCGAACGGCCTTAATTACTGTTTGCGCGGCGGCCCGAGTGCAGCGGTGAATCTCGCGACGACGGGTGCGGGCGGTATGGATACCGGGACTGCACCCGCGAGTAGCTTTGTCGGCATCTACGGGATATGGAATCCGACAACATCGACATTCAGCTTACTCGCGCAAAGCGCCGCTGGTGTCACATTGTCCGAGGTCTATAACGGCTCGCATATGCCGGCGGGTTATACGGCATCTGCACTTATCGGCATATTGCTAACGAATAGCAGCGGTCAATTTATCGTTTGTCAATTGGTCGGGCGACGAGTCTCGTATCAGTCACGCGCCGAAATTTCCACGGCAGCAACCACCTCCGGATATACCGCATTCACCGGGGGGGCTGACATTCCAAAAAATTCGAAAAGAGTCTTTGGTTATTTTGGAGCATCACAAAGCACGAATGGAACCATAAATCTCTTCGTTGCTTCCGATGCAAACGGATGTGGTGCCCAGGAGACTTCGATTGGTACCGCGGCATCTGGAAACACCAATTCCACGGCGGGAAATTTCGCTGTTGATGTCATTTCGCCGCAGACGGTCTATTACAACGTCTCCTATAGCGGGTCTGGGACATTTACTGCGACGGTAAATTTCACGGGTTTTGAATTTTAAGGAAATTGTATGACAACGGTTAACGTCCAGTTCTCAAATAGCAATGAGTCAGCAGTTGTCACATATTTTTCCTCTCCCCAGAGCTCATCTTCAATTCCAAACAGCGGAACAATAGATACATCGGATCCGCGATGGGAAGCTTTCTACAACCTATTTTCTAGTAATTCACAGGCATATTTGCCCGCTCCTACGACCGGTTCCTGAATATGAAAAAAATCCTCTTTATTTTCAGCATGCTGTTTGCTCACCTGGCTCACGCCCAGACCGCATTCACAGCCGGTCCTTTTGGCATTGGCGTCACCACCCCGTCTGCAACATTTGACGTGGAGGCGGTAGGTGCTGTTGGGGGCGGTAACGCAAATAGTACTCTGGCCCGGTTCTATGCTGGCAGCAACACAGCGCCGACGACCGCCATCACACCGACCGTTGGTATCTCGCGGTACGAGGTGATCAATCAGGACACCGAGGGCGGTCAGAATGCCGCGCTCTACGTCGAGGATACCGGTAACAACGCATCTGCGGCCGGAGAGATTGGGCAGGTCAATGGGATTACCGCAAACGTATTCCAGATCGGTCAGGGTGATTCGGTTGGGATGTTTGCGTATTCGAATAACTACAGCACCAACGGCGGCCATACGGCATATGGAGGTTTTTTCGATGCTATTGCTGGGACCGCTGGTACTGCTGCTTTTGGTCTTGAGATCGACAGCACTAACAGCACTGGCTATGATGTTCCCTATACGGGGCTTTCCCCTTACCCTAATGAAGTAGGCATTCATATTCAGGCAGCGGGCGCAAACCTCAATACCGCCGGAATCTGGGTAGGGAATGTCTCAGGATCGCCGCTTTATGATGTCGGGGTTGCATTCACGGCAGGAAGCGTCAAGACAACCGCCATTGAGGATGACAGCAACGATACCAACATCCTGGTTTCGACTGGCGCCCATTCATACGGGATCAATCTGGCCGCCTCCAGTTTTACCGGGCAATCCATCGTCGTTCCGGGCCTCGCTGTCTCTCCATCTGGATCGATGCAATCCTCGGTGGTCCCTACGACATCATGGGAATACGATTCTACGGGCTCTCACGTTTCGATCGCAAATGGCGGAAACGCTGCGATGCCTGCAGGCAATGGGTTAATCATTGTGGAGGAGTCGGTAAATCACAATAGCGCGGTATATCTGTGCAGCGTGGGGTCGTGCGCTATCGGCCTGTCGGTTGGTGGTGTCTGGTCTGCATCCACCACTGCGCCATCCACTGGTCATCTGTCAGTGGCTTGGAGTGGTTCTGCGTACACCGTCTACAACAACGAAGGCGCAACGGAAACCGTGGTTATTTCGTCGAACAGGCTAAACTCGGCTAACTGAGGCGTTTCCAAACTGGATTAATTCCCGCTGGACGATCTGCGATGATTTTGGTATCGTCGCGCGACTGGCCATAGGGGGATAAATAGTGCCAACAGGGAAAGTTGGAGCGCATTTTTTTGTCGCTCCCAAAAATCAGGCAGTCAGCACTTATGCAAAGACGGGTGCAATAGCGCTGATGATCGGCACTATTGTTTTTCTGTCTACGCTGTACGGTGTGCACCGCTTCTACTCCCCCTTTCCATGGTGGGACGAGTGGGATGGGTACTTCGGTTTCTATATGGCAGCCGCCAACGGCATGAATATTCATGCCTGGTGGTATCCGCATATGGAACACCGGATCATCACCTCGCGCCTGCTGTTCTGGCTCGACCTGAGATACTTCCACGGCAATCACATCATCCTGTTTGCAGCCCAGCTGGCGATGCTGGCAGGCATCGTTGCGCTTATCTGCAATGCTGCACGGCGAACTGGTGCCGGCCTTGTCTGGCCGCTGGGGCTCGCTGCAGCACTGATGTTTTCGTGGGTGCAGTCGGAGGTCCTGAAGTGGGGCTTCGAAACACAGGTTATCGCCGCCTACTTCTTTGCGGTCTGGGCGCTGGCCGAGTTCACCCGGTCCCCCTCCAGCGATGCGCGCCGGTTCGTGGCGGCATTCTTTTTGGCCGCATGCGCTGAGTTCTCCATGGGTAACGGGATTGCCGCGCCGTTCACGCTTGTCATTGTCTCGGCACTCCTGCGCCGTCCGCACAAAGAGACCGCGCTGGCGCTCGTGCTGGCGCTCATCCTCGCGGCGACCTATGCGATCGGCTACGTCAGCCCTCCCAAGGACGCAGTGGCGATCCTTCCAGGCTCGGTCATGCTTCACCGGTTGGATTTCTTCGTGACGTTCTTCGGCAATCCGGTAGCGATGATCGGTCTGCCGACTGCGGCATGCAGACTGGCGGGCGCTTCCTGTGTAATTGCGGGTACCGCCATGATCGCCCGGCCGGGCGATCTGTCGAAAGACGTGACGCCATACAGGGCACTCCTGATCGGGGTCTGTCTGTTCGTAGCTGCTTCGGATATCGCCGCTGCGTATGGTCGTGGCACCGCCGGCGCTGGGGCTGCGATTGCCAGCCGGTACACGACCGGACCGCTCCTTGGCTGGCTTGCGATGCTGTTGCTTGCTTTCGATATGTTCAAGGGTGCGCGTCGCGTGACGATGACGGCCGGTGTCTTAGTGGTCGCCGGGCTCGCTTACGGCCAGATCCATGTGCGCGACAGCAACGACTATCTGTATGACTGGAAACTCGGCATGCTGAGCACGAAGATCGGGCTGGAGCACGTCGAATACTCTGGCCAGCTTTTCCCGGCAAAGCCAGAGGCTGTTCACCAGCGATTTCAGCAGTACGCCGCATACGGTGCCGCGCATCGGCTTGGGGTCTATCAGCGCCCATGGCTCATTGATGCTGGATCCGTGAAGTTTGACCCGACCAAGGTCGAAACAGGATGTCAGGGGAGTGTAGACCGCATCGTCGCAGGGCATGAAGGTCTAACCGTGTCGGGATGGTCGAATACCGCCCAGCGCCGGGACGTGTTGATCGTCCTGACGGATGCGGCCGGAAATACGATCGGATATGGGATAACCGGGCAGCGCCGCGATGATGTTGCTAAGGCCGTCTCCGGCGCGCCGGCCGACGCTGGCTGGGTTGGATTTGCAAAGCCAGCGACCGGCTTGGTATCGGCCTACGCATACACGGGCGGGAAATTCTGCGCGCTAGGGCAGGCCTCTATTGCGCAAAACTAGCGCTGATAATCGGCGCAATAACCAACTGTTCTTGCGCCGCCCTCAGCCCATCCAGATACGCATCTGGGTAGAAGCAATTAGCCATGTGACTCTGCCAACCCTGAATGCTTGAGATGTAGTTGTATTGCTGGATCAGCACCACCCCATATTGCTGGGCTGCGGCGTCTATCGCTGCGACATACTGCGGCAGAAGCGGATGCTGACCATCGCACACCGGGCCGGGCTCCTCCAAAATGGGAGTCTTGCCGGCAGCACGCGCATCTAAGATCCACTGCGCGAGGTATCCCTGGTAATCGGATAGCGTCTCGCCGCCGAGCGCGTCATTGACTGCATGCTCCTCTATAACGATCGAAGCAGGCGATTCAGCGAGTCGCTGGGGAGTCGGTGGACCTCCTCCGTCCATGCCATCCAACTCGTTCATGAGCGAGCTTGCCAGACCTCCCGTTGCATTGTTCTGGACAGTTATACCGCTGTCCTTGAACTGCTTTTGCAAGAGCGCCTGAAGTGCGACCGGTTCGTTGGGCGTAACACCCACGGGCAAGCCTGAGCCATCAAGGCTATCGCCGAACATCTGGTCATCGCCATACACAGCAAGTGTTATGACGGGGGTTGATGCCATCGCTGGCGCCGATGCGCCTGTGGGTGCAGACGGCTGCGTCAACTGGCTCGCAGTCGAGGGTGGCACAGACGCAGCTGGCGACGTCGGATCGCTTCCCGGCCCTCCTCCTCCGCCGCCACATGCCGCAAGACACGCGAGCAGTACCGCTGCTATTCCCGCCCTCCATCTTTCACTGCTTCGACGTGGCACCCGAAGCCGCGCATGCGCGCGTGAATCTGCTCGACGTTCTTGATGGACCCCTGCATTAGTTCCAGTCGAGTCGCAATGAGAAACGCCTTGTCGAATCCCAGATCGCGCCGGTCCAGTTCGGGCGTCTTCTCGTTCCAGGTGTATTTCGACCACTGGCGCCCGGTTGAGACGTGCGCAAGATCGGCCATCTGCGCGCGCTTGTAACTTAGTTTGTCGGCAAGACGCAGCAGGTCCTCGGGCGTCGGCGGCACGTAGAAAAGAGTCATGGTGGCGAAATAGAGGCAGGCGCGCGCGGGCGCGAAAGATGAGATTCACGGTCATTCCTTTCGGAGAGTCGGGCACCGCAGAGTGCGTAGCCCATGACTCAGAGAATGTACCCTTAAGGGTACCTTTGTCAAGCGCCAAATAACCAACAAACCAGCCTCCCTCGCGGAGGCTTTCCCATTTATGGAACGTCCATGACCGAGATCGACGCCATCCACGCGCGTTTGAGTAGAGGCGAAGCGAAATTTTCCGAGATCGCCGACGCCCTATCGAAGATCACCACTCACCTGCAGGGCCAGGACGCGACGCTCGCTCAGGTCAGTGGGAAGCTCGATACGGTCGTCAATGGGACTGAGAACATCGTCGGCATGTGGAATGGCGGCGTGAAGACGGTCCGTTTTTTCTGCCGACTCGCTGAGTCGTGGACGTTCCTGCTGAAGAAGGTGTTTATCCCGGTCGTGCTGCCAGTCGGCGCCATGTGGACGGTGTTTCGCGTCGTTAATCACGAGACCTTGCCCGATTGGATCGCGGCGATTATCAAACTGATTCTGGCGGTTCTGTGAGGTGACTCATGCAGTACTCGAAAAACGGACTCGCCCTGACGGAATCTTTCGAAGGCTGCGCACTGATCCCATACCAGGACGTTGCCGGCGTCTGGACTGATGGCTACGGAAACACGCACAACGTCGTCCCTGGTCAAGCGATCACTCAAGCGCAAGCCGAAGCGGACCTGCTGCGTAATGTGGCCGATGCGGTCGCCGCAGTAAATCGCCTCGTGCATATCGCCATGTCGCAGGACGAGTTCGATTCTTTGGTTGATTTCACTTTCAACCTGGGCGTCGGAAACTTCGCCGGCTCGACGCTACTGAAGCTGCTCAACGCGCGCGACATAGAAGGCGCTGCGAATGAGTTCGCAAAATGGGATGAAGCGGGAGGGGTCGTCGTTGCTGGCCTACTTCGTCGGCGCCTTGCTGAGCGCGCACTGTTCGTTACGCCCGATCCCGCCTGATCCCGAATCCCCTCACCATAGTCTGGAAAAAGCATGTCCTATACCGATGGCCAGGTCCTCACGGCAGAGGAGTTGAATGCCTCATTTGCTGCCGCTGCTGGCACAGGCGTGACTGTCATTACCCAGCAAACGGGTCCGTTTGCTGAGATCAGCGCGATGCCTGGCCAAAGCGGTGTTCTCATTCCGGCAGGCACTACCAACGTGCCTGCGAACGCGCTGGGTATCAACGG